TTGGATCTTTCAATTCACTAGTTCGCTGCCGAATGGCTTGTAACGGCCACCCAGAATTTAAATCTAATTGTTTAATTGTGGGCGTTAATCCCCAAGCGTCATAACCAAAGAAAACAACTTCCAGTCGATGCTGCTCAACAAATTTAATCAACCATTGATAAACCTGCTCGTCATTGATTAGTCCTTGTGGGTGGCTACTAATTGTGCAAAATCCCTTTTTAGCTAAGTCCCGATAATTTATACCGTCTTGCTTTTCTTTAGCTTCAATTGAACCGGCTTTCTGCCATGGAATAAAGCTATGCTGATAAATAAACCACCGTGGCTTGCCATTATTATCACGATAAGGGAATACGAACGCTAACGCCGTGTTATCACTAAACATCGAGTAGTCAAAGCCAATATATACTTGCCGATCATCAAAATTAAATGATGGGACAATAGCTTTTTCAACGTCAGGTAGTTTTAAGAAACTATCGGTCGATTGTTCTAGCCACAAGTTAAGGTTTTTGTTTTGAAAATCGTTGAGTGTGCCAGACAAAGCATCAGAATCACGCTTATCAGTTAAGCCATTTAGCAATACTTCTCGTTGACTTGGTAAATCTAGCAAGGGATTACTTTTAACCCATGTATCGGGCTTATAAGTTTCATCTAGCTTATCCTGCGACCAGATAAGCCCCAAATATGTATCAGCATCACGCAAATAATCTTGTTCCATGGCTTGCTGAATCATACGCTCATCATCATGGAATGGTACGGTTGGATCAGGATATGCCGTTGAAATTTGAATAAATTGTTTATTACGCACCTTAACTTGACCCGAAACAATTTTAGAAATTTTCTGCCGGGTTTTAATTTCACCAATTTCATCAAATATAGCCGTTGTGAAATGAAAACTATCGTACTGACCGGCCTCATGACTGATTGCTCGCAGCTTGTTGTTGTTACTGCTCATAACAACTTGATCAGATTGAGATGACAATGTCCGTGTATCTAATCCACTATCTTGAATTAGTGTTTTAAATGGTTCAATTGTTGCAATCTTGGCTAACATTGATTTAATGTAGCCCAGAATCTTGCTAGTTTGTTTGTAATTAATGGATGAAACTAAATAATCTTGGTTAGATAGTCCCAATGACTCAATTAGAAAACTATAGGCCGTAATAATCGCCATAAGGTAAGTTTTACCTTGGCCACGTGAAACGGAAACAATAGCTCTTGAGAAACGTTTACCACCGTCATCGTTACGCCAGCCGATTAACATCGCCATAATGAACTTTTGCCACGGCATTAGTTTAGTTGGTTCACCTGTATCAACGTTCGGACAAATGGAAGCAAATTTAAGCACTTGATCCACTCGTTTTACCGAATAAGCAAATGGGAATTCAACGCTACCTTGTCGTTGCAAGTCTCTAATATGGCGGAAAGCCGCTAACTTAATCAAATAACCAGTAGTTATCTTCTGATCTAAAACATCTAAAGCATACTGAGTTCCTGCGTCTGTATATTGTTGGCGAATTGCTGAGCAGTCCAATGCTTGATAAGCTCCAATAACATCATGTGTTTGTGTTAAATCAACCTTCATTACTACCCTCCTAAAAATTCTTTCATACGATCAGCGACGCTTCGCTCGTCTTTGTGGTCATCTAAGTTTAACTTGATCAAATCACTACGAGATTTTGGCGACAATCCCAGTTCAGCGCCTAGTTTAGTCAGATTTTTAACCGCTGAGTCGTAAATTTGAGTCATTGGATTACGTTTATAGCCCACGAAGTCTTTACCAATTTTTTGACCGCTCTGATCTTGTAACGTTTTATAAATTGCTTGCACTTCACCATTTTCTTGAATATGCTTATACGCATGGCGGTAAATCTCGTATTGGGAGGCATATTGCTCCACAAGCCCGCTATCTATGCGCTTTACTGGGGTATTTTCTTCTAAAAAGGGTACTAATTTACGCCAAACAACCTTAGCCTGCCGACCTAAGTAAGCTGGTGGTGTACGTGATAATTGCCCGCCGTTGACGTCTTTATCCGCTTTTTTCATTTTATATGCCTCCTTTCGCTATCTGATGACCCCCCTACCTAAAAATTTTCAAAAATTGTTTCTATCACAAGATAACGGCTATGTGTGTGCTCTCCCCTAGACGTATAAGGGGCGGGGGGTTGTTTTAATTACCGTCTAATATAATTACACTCATAAATTTAAAGTCGCTTAAATCGCACGATAGACACCAATAAATCAATTGCTCATCAACACAACGATTGAAGATACATCATTGATTGGTGTTACGCTTTGTAACTCATTGCCATTGCCTGTGCCATAGTATGATTGTTCCCAGTCTGTCTTAACCCGATGGCAACTCCCACAAATTACAGCTAAGTTAGCAATGTTAGCTTTCAGTGTTTCGTCAAACTCAATCGGGACAATGTGATCTGCAGTCTTAGCTGGTGTGATAACGCCTTGCACTTTACAGTAAGCACATAAGTAATGGTCACGCTCTAGGACTTGTTGTCTTAGGTGTGACCATTGCCTTGTCCGATAGAAGCTGTATTGCTGACGCTTATCTTCATTGCGATAGCGAGTGACCGTGTTGTACTTGTGTGTATATTGTTTGTCATTGCTACGTGCCCAACGTTGCCGACTAGCCAAGTACTCAGCCTCATGTTCATAGTGCTGCTTACAATAGTGGTCAGGGAACGTAACCATTGCATGGCAGTTAGGATAGCGACATCTTCTTGTCCTTGGCATGTTACTTCCTCCTAATAATAAAAAGCCACACGACGATAGCGTCATGCGACCTTAGTTATAAGAATGAGATGGTAAGGATTTGCACCTTACATAGAATTTGAGAATTCCAATCACAAAAAGAAATCTACATTTCAATTCGTATTTGCGTTTACCTGTTCCGCCACACCTCACCTGGTAGTTGTCCCCGATGGTGTCCGAGTAGGACTTATGCTGGCATTTATGTATCTCTCCCAGACTTCTTTTGTGTTTGCTCCGTAGCTACCAACTACGTCAAACACACCAGTAATAAGACTGTAAGGAGTCGAACCTTACTAAGCACAAGGAATTCCTGTTATTTTTTGTCAAAAAGAATAGTTAGCTTAAAACCGTTAGTCTCTTTTGAAACTACCCAAATTTCACCTAATCAAAAGAAATGATCAATAATAGTTCGTTTATTAGTTTTATACGTTGTGTCTACTTATCAATTCTTTCGATATTAACAATATAAGGCGAACACTATTAGCATTTCATTCCGATTTTATTCGTTTATCTGGTTATCTTTAAACACTCTTAAGTCTTCAACGTCCGCAAATGCCCATGAGAATTGTAGTAAAGCTTCATTGAATCGTTCCCAGTTGTGTGTGTTATTGTAACCTGTTAAGTCTTCAATCGCTGTCCAGCTTAGTTTCTTGAAGTAGCGTAGTTCCAACACGTGTCGATGCTCTCTATCTAGTCCTGAACAAGACTGTAATACCTTAGCTAGTAAGTCCTTAGCTTGAGCATGTGCTGTGAGCTTCTCTTCATTGCTATTGTCTACTCCATGTACTGAAGGCATACCACTAATTACTGGCGATTTCATATCAACATAAGCTACGTGTGCCATATTCTGAATCGCTGGGAACTCTACTTCAAAAAAGTGTTTCACATTCTTGATAGTCTTTTTATCGTCAAGTTCTGGTATTAATGGCACGGTTTCCTACCTCTCTTTTTTTGTGAAGATCTTAATATCAAAATCCCTAGCTACCTTATTAATATAATCTTTACTACGATGCATCTTTCTACTTATCTCAGCAAATGTTAACCCCTGACCTGCTAGATTAGCCACCTTGACCACATCAATTTGGCGTTTTCTCTTTGCTTCTCTTCTACGTCTTTCCCACTGATTGCTAGGCTGTTTGATGGTCGAATCTGTCCTATATCCCATCAACTCCGCTTGTTCTGCTAACGCTTGACAAAGTTCACAATCGCAATACAAATCACTAGTATGTCCTGCCTTCACAACGGCATCTAGCCGACGATTAAGTTCTTGGGCTTGTTCTTTTGTTGGTTTAATTCTCTTCTTAACTTTTGACATAACGTTAATCCACCTATTCTAGATTAATTTTATAAACATTACCGCCAATTTCTTCTGCACGCTTTTTCGCATAATCGAAATCTTTACAAAAACTTGCATCGCCTAAATTATCAGCCATTGTGTATCGATATTTGCCAAATAAGATACTTTCTTTTTTCTTAAAATATAAATTCCCTAGCTTAACTACATAAACGTTTTCCATACTTAATCCTCCAATTTTTCTGCTGGCTTATTTATGTTTATGAACAATCACAAACGCTGTCATAATATCACGGCAAAAAATCACTTCACCAACATCTTCTATTTTTGTATTTGGTGGCGGAATAACTCTGCCTTTATGTTTAAAAATAAATTCGTTATTATCTTGTTGTTCCTTTTTCAGTTGAGGTTTACTCATCTTCTGCCTCCTCAAACTCAAGCAATCCAGCATCGTTGTAAGCTTCATATTCGGGCCAATTGTCTTTGAGCCAACTTTTAGTGAAGATGGTTTTAAAATTGTTTCTTTCATATTTATCATCTAAACAAATAATTTCATCGCCACAATCGTAATTAATATAATATTCGTTATAATATTCGTTATGATTTTTAAAACCTTTAACTCGGACAAGATATTTAGGCTCTTTCTCAACCTCGTAGCCATTGTTCCAAGCGCTAATGTACTTCCTAACATTTTCATCGCCATCATCAGTAAAAAACCAATAGTACACATTGCTTTCCTCATCCGAATCAAACGCGCTTCCTAATGCGCCTCGCAAAGTGGAACCATGTTTCTTATGATATTTAATATCATTGGCAATAAACTCAGGAATAACCACTTTCTTTGGTTCGTCTAATTCTTTCGTTAATTTAATTGCCTTTTTTAATCCGTCAAAATATCCAGCATAATAATCATCGTGTTTGGCATCTGCTACTTTATCAGCTGCGTATTTTTCAAGTGTTTTTGCATATTCTTCTTTAGTCATCTAGTCGTCCTCCCTGAACCGTTTCAATACTGGACGAAACTTAGCTTCTAAGTTCTCCAACTCATCAAGGTACTGCGTCAATTCCATTACATCGTACTTATCTTCCAACATGAGATGAATACAAGCATTCAGAGCACGGCTCATATTGGAATAGTAG